CATGAGCTCATATAAAAAACAAGTTGGAGGAAATCATTATAAAAATTTCAAAATTCAGCCAAGTAAATTTATAAACGACAATAAGTTGCTATTTGCAGAAGGAAACGCTATAAAATACATCTGCAGGCACAAATATAAAAACGGAAAGGAAGACTTGAAGAAAGCTATTCACTACATTGAAATGATTATAGAAAGAGATTACGAAGAAGAAAAAGACTGGGACGAAGATTATAAAAAATGGAAGTCTAATCAGTAATGTGTTCTTCTCCAAAATTAACGGATCTTGATTTAAAAAATATTGATACAGTTGCAGTTGACTTAGAGACTTACGATCCAGATTTAAAAAACAAAGGTTCGGGAGCAATTAGAGGTAATGGCTTTGTATGCGGAATTGCAATAGCTACTAGCAAACAAACACTTTATTTTCCTATCAAACATATACAAACTGATAATATACCCCGTAAAAAAGCCTGGGATTATTTGAATAAAAACCTGTTTCAAAACCCAAACATTAAAAAAGTATTTCATAATGCAATGTATGATGTCTGTTGGATTCGTGCAGAAACAGGACTCATGCCCAAAGGACCATTACTTGATACTATGATAGCAGCCTCAGTGATTGACGAAAACAGAATGAGATATTCGTTAGATGCTCTCAGTAAAGATTATTTAGAAGAGTCTAAATATAAATATGATTTGCAACAAAAAACTTTAGAGTGGTCTAATGGAACTATTAAAGATCCAATGTCTAGTATGCATAAATTATCATATGATTTAGTAAAAGACTATGCAGAACAAGATGTTAGTTTAACTCTAAAATTATGGAATTTGTTTAATAAAAAATTAGACAAAGAAGAAAAAGTTGAAATTGGCACAGAAAATGAAAAAACTAAAACCCTGAGACATATTTTTGAATTGGAAACAAGACTATTTCCTTGTCTCGTCGACATGAAATTTAAAGGAGTTCGATTTGATGTTGAAAGAGCTAAGAACTTCGGAGAAAAATTAAAAAAAACTAAAACAAATATTATTAACCATATTAAAAGAAGAACAGGAATTAAAGTAGAAATTTGGGCAGCAGCTTCTATTAAAAAACTTTTAGATAAGTTAGAAATAAAAGATTATACAAGCACTCCTAAAACTAAACTGCCTCGACTACCTAAAAATTATTTAAAAACTCATAAGAATCATTTTATAAGGATGATTGCTAAGGCGAGAGAGTTTGACAAAGCGGAAGGAACTTTTGTGGAAGGTCTTTTAAAATTTGTTCATAAAGGAAGAATCCATGCTGACATTAATCAAATTAGAGGAGAAAAAGGAGGAACTATTACCGGAAGATTTTCTATGTCTAATCCTAATCTCCAACAAATCCCTGCAAAAGGATTTATTGGTAAAAAGATGCGGGAGTTATTTTTACCAGAAGAAGGGTGCACGTGGGGAGCATTCGACTATTCTCAACAAGAACCTAGAATCGTTGTTCATTATGCTTTGAAATTAAAAATGAAGGGAACAGAAGAAGTAGCTGAATCCTACAAAAATAATCCGGATGCAGATTTTCATCAGATCGTTGCTAATATGGCAAAAATACCTAGAATACAGGCAAAGACAATTAACTTAGGACTATTTTATGGAATGGGTAAAAATAAACTAGCAGAACAATTAAATCTTGATTACATAGAAGCAACAGAACTATTTAATAAATACCATGCTAAAGTTCCTTTTGTAAAACAGCTTTCTTCTGGCTTACAAGAATTTTCTAAAGCAAATAAGTTTATTTACACATTAGAGGATAGGTTCTGTCACTTTGATAAATGGGAACCTACAGATAAAAGATGGAACGCAGAAGAGAAAAGATTTGTGATTAAAGTAGATGGAGTGGAGAAACCTGTACCTCTGCTTTTGAAAGAAGATGCTGAAAAAAATTATAAAATTATGTTAGCTGACAAAGGCTATCCGCCTGATCCAAAATTAAAAAATTTTGAATACCACTATCAACCTGCTTTTATATACAGAGCTTTAAATAAATTAATACAAGGATCTGCAGCAGACATGACTAAAAAAGCAATGGTTTTATTATATGAAAAAGGTATTTTGCCTCATATCCAAATTCATGATGAATTGTGTTTTTCGATAAAATCAAAATTAGAAGCTAATAAAATTATTGAAATTATGGAAAATGCTGTTAAACTAGCTGTCCCAAATAAAGTCGATTACGAATCGGGTAAAACTTGGGGTGATATTTATGGATAGGAAGTATGGCTTATTTAAATGCAAATATACCCGTTATTTACTGTCAAGTAAGAAGGGAATATCTTTATGACCTCGAAAAACATCAAGGAGAAGCTGAAGACTGCATGGTTTTTGGCATTGCATCGATGCCAGGGCGCTCTTTACTCTTTCACGCAATTATGCAAAATGGTGGGGTCTATTATCGTCTCCCGATTAGTGCGTTTCTTCAACACGGGTTTGATGTCAAAAAAGTTCCTAGGCCTAGACTTGACGAGTTGGAGCTTTGGAATTGTTTCAGTTACTATCCTTCTGTTACTGTCTTCGATGCACTAAGTGTAGCAGGTAAATATTGGGGAAAAGACAAGAAATGGCATCCAGGATCATATCTTTTTACAGTTGACTGGGCCCACCCAGATAGTAATATAGTAGATACGGATCATTCAGAAGTTCCGCAAGAGCATAAATGTGCTCACATAATGGCCTTGGATGATGGCAATTATGCAGCTCAACCAAATAATAGAATATTATGGCACATCCCTTCTTTCACGGTGAGGGATGAAGTACCGGATTGGAACGTTAATCACCAGGTATGGAGTGTAGAAGATAGTCGTGAATGGAGAACTGCCGATACGGACAAGTTCTTCTATGATATTGAGGAGAAAAAAAATGATAAAAAAGATTAAAACAGCTATTAAAAAAGTAGCCGACTGGATTGTAGCTCAGTACAACAAACGTAAATAATCATGGGAAACAAGAACTGCAAAAGCTGCAATTGTGATTGCCATTGCAATGTACAAGAGCATTCTGATCTATACGGAGTATGTCCATGCACAAACTGTGAATGTGCGGAGGAATGCGAAGTATGTCAATAAGATTCCTATGTGTTGTTTTAGCTACATTTCTGTTTTCAGTAAATGCTTTAGCTGGTTCGACACAATCAAATGTAAGTGGTTCTAACACTGCCATTGAAGGTGGGTATGAATCAAGCACGACTTATGAATCTGGTAGTAGTTCAAGCTCTACAACAACTAACTCAACAACATCCAACATAAGGTCTTCTCCTCCAACTGCAGGAGCACCTTCTTATAACTCTATGACCCAAGATGTTTGTGCTGTAGGAGCTTCAGCGGGATTACAAACATTTGGCGTAGGTATATCCGGTGGTAAACATTTTATAGATAAAAATTGTGAAAGATTAAAACTAGCAAGAATCTTAAATGATTTTGGCATGAAAGTGGCAGCTGTAGCAATATTGTGTCAAGATGAAAGGGTATTTGAATCAATGATTCAAGCGGGTACCCCTTGTCCTATTGATGGAAAAATAGGAAAAGATGCATTAGTTCTTTGGGATAAATATCAATTTGAACGACCAGACTTTAAAACATATGTAAAACGTATGGCTAAAAGAGAAAAAATAGATGGTGTTCCTAAAGCAAATGCTGTAGAATCTGACGCTAAAATCAAAATAGAAAAAATTAAAAAATGAAAAATATACTAATAGCAATAGCTTTACTTGGTATGCTTAGTGCGTGTTCTATAGGACCAAAATGCACGTACACTCAAGAGGGAACTAAAATTTCATCTTGGATATGGTTTCATAAAGAAAAACCAGCAGACCTAGATAAAGAGAACTGTAATTGATACAAAAAATTAAAAACATTTTCTATACTTTAGCCTTCGTTTGGTTAGTAGGCTCCTGTGTTGTACATCAAAACTCTAAAGCAGAAAATATTACAACTGGTAATCTTTTACCAAATGGCACAGGCGCAGCATCTAATCTACAATCTGTAGATACTACAGTTCCTAACGTTCAATCCAGTTGTTCCTCTTTTACGTCAGTTAATACAACATGCACTAATTCAAATTGGAACTATCAGGAAGTAGAAGTAGGAAG